TCATTTTCATGCATTATAGTTGTGTTATAAAGTTCAGCAAATAATCTACAAATGTAGTTTACATCATCTGCTTCTCCAGGTCTTCCAACATATTCTGCTACAATTATTCTTTTAGTTCTATCTCCAATAATCACTGACTTGTAAACATAAACAGCAGCTAAGGAAGTACCTTGAGCTTGTCTGTAAGGGTCATATCCAATTTTAAAAGCACCTCTTTGAGGAACTTCAGGTGGGTATTCATAAATAACAGGACAACCTTCTAAAGAAGTATTGTCAGGTTTTTGTCTGTAGATTACATTAGCACTACCATCTAAAATAGGTTCTGCTTTTACTTTCTTAGACTCATAATCATAAAATAGTTTAACAGGAGTTCCCATTATCATGTGTAAATTCTTTGCTTTAACTATTTCAAGTTGTCTTTTTAATTCAAGTACAGGAAAGTTATTTGTAGATACCATACCAAAAGCCTCAAATGGACTTAATGGTTTTTCTTGCATTCTTTTTTGAATATCAGCAGAAGTTGCACCATTATCAAGTAATACTTTTCTTTGAGCAAGCTCTAATGCTTTAGCTCCTTCTTTATCAGAGTTACCTTGTTCATCATAGTAACCTTCCATATTCCAAGTAATAGGATGAAAGAAACCACATCTCATATCTTCAGATTCTTCATCCCAAATATTTTGAAAAGGTAACATACCAAATCTCAATGGATTAGAGTGCATCTCAGAATAATCTGCAGTACCACCTTCCATATCTCCTGATGTTCCAAAGACAGTAATCATACCTGTTTTAATTGCTCCTCCCATTACACAATCTTGAGAAGCTGCATAAGAATCTTTTAAAAGTCCAGGTGTACCAAATGCTCCAGATTCTTCAAAGATCAAATCTCTAGCATCTTTACCCCTTGCGGCATCTGCATTATCTTTAAAGGTAAGTGCCATAATTTCAGACATAAATCCAGTTTCAACTTTAACCCCATTTCTATACTCAATAGTAGAAGCTTTAACGTGGTCCATTTTATCTACAACATCTTTAGGATATACCCAAGCTGTATTAGCATTAATAAAGTTAAGGTAGTTAGATGCCATTGTAAAGATACCTTTAGGATAAAGAAATTTCTTTTCATAAGCAGCAAAAATAGTAAGTGCTTTAGGATAGCATAGATAGTTCTTAACAGCAATAGCTGCATTCTTATAAGAGTAACCTTTTCTTCTAGATTTACCTACAATAAGATTGTATCCTCCATTTAGATAAGTTTCTTCAATCTTTACCTCTAATTGTAATCCTGTGTATAGATCAGAAAGATTTGAAGATTCACTTATAGAAACTCCTAGTCCATCTACTATACCATTAAAGGCAATTTCTCTTGCCCAAAAGTAATTGTAATCTCCATCCCAAAAATCAGGAAAGTCAGTAATCTTAGCTGACTTCTTAGCATTCATATCTTCTACCTTTAAGATAGGACAAAAGTTTAAATAAAAATAATGGTCTCCAGTAATCTTTACACCACCTGAATAATAACCATTAATAATTCTACTTCTTTGTTCTTGCCAATATGTAAACCAATCAGGGGAACCCCAAGGATCTAGACAGTATGTCCCATACTTCTGGAATTTTCTCGCTTCTTCTCTGAATACTTCTGTATTAATCCAGATCCCATCTGGGTTCCTGATTGATCCTAATTGACTCATATACTAAATAACTTAATTGTTTTAGGTAAAGAAAATAATCTTTTTGCTTCTCCTCTTTGATTAAACCCTTTTCTTTTTATAAACATAAAACTATAATAATTTCCAGTTTCCCAAATAGCTATAGTATAATGTACCATAACTTTAAATATAGGTTCTTCAGGTTCTGTAAACATTTTAGAAGTTATTTCACACTCTTGTTCTTCTTTACAATTAGTAGTTCCTTTTTTCCAAGTATGTCCCCAATGACCCATGGTTATTTCTTTTTTTTAAGTTACAATGTTTTTGATTCTGTACAATGTGTGAGCAATAAGTTCTTGCATTGTATCAATTTGATTCTGTATAAAAGATTCTTTAACAACTTCTCTTGCTACTGCAATAGCATTGTATAAAGCTTTAAAATAAGCTAAAGGATTAGCAATAACTTCTGATTCATCTACTTCTTCAAGAGTAAATGAATCATCAATACCCATTGAAGTTTCAACATAAGTATCAATTAAATCAAGTACTTCATTATAGAATATACTCATAGCATTATGAGTTGCAAAGGTTTTATCCTTTTGTCTAAGATGAGTTAAATGAGCATCTGTTCTTGCTTTAAGTAATAAAGCAGGAATGGTTCCTCTTGTACTTTTTGTTGATGTAGAAGCAGTTTCTTCTATATCATCATCATCATCTAACATAGATGCTAAGTTCTTTGCCATGTTTTCTAAGTTTTAAATTAATCAAATAATTTTGTAAAAAATCCTTTTTCAGTAAGGTCTTCAGGATTTTTCTTAGCTCTTTCTTGAGCTTTGTTAATCTCATCTTGAGTAAACAAAATACATCTTTCATTAGATCCATCTTCATCTTCTACTTGCACTGCAATATAAGATAAAGCTGAACCAAACTTTCTGTCTGTATTATCTACTTCAATTAATCTGCCTTTTACAACTTTTGCCATAATGATTGTTTTTTTAAGTTAATATTAAAATGTAAAGGTAATACTTTATTTTAAACTATTAGGGTCTGCAAATGGGCTAACTATCTTCTGCCCTTTCTTTTTAATTTCTTCAAATACTTCATTATCAACTTTTTCTCTAAGAGTATTAAGATTTTCTAGTACCCTAGAAGTATCATTTAAAGCTGAAGTTATATCTTTAGGTTTAAAGATTGGTGCTCCTGTTCTAAGGTTTACATCAGACATACTAAAGCCAATAAAGAACTGTTGCATTTTTTCAGCTGCTGATTTAGCAGCCATATAATAATTATAAGTTACTGAAGCTTCTGCTTGGAACTCTTTTAACTTAGCAATACCTTGAATAAATAGGGGATCTTCTTGATCCCAATCTTCTCTTGTAATTATATCTTTAATAATCTTTTCAGGTCTTTGGTGTTCAGCATATCCTGAATAAGGATTAGACTTTTGTATTGAAGCCATAAACTCTATATAAGAGAAGTCTTCAATAGCATATCTTTTATCCTTAGACTCATCTCTTTCCCAGATCTCTTTAAAAGGAGGGATAAGTAATACTTGTGTTGTGGGAGAGACTACTTTGCTCTCTACTGTAAATAGTAAACTCATATCTTAAAAATTGCTGTTGATCTGTTTAACCACCCTTTTAAAAACTTATTTAATTTGTAGTTTGCTTTTACAAGGTTATTATAAGTAGTGTTTCTAGCATTGTACAAACACTCTTCAGTTACATGGAGCATTTTCTCCCTAGTTGCAGGTCCAATGATTCCATCAGCAGGAACTCCTGCACATTTTTGCATTAACTTTATAGCTCTAAGATTGCCCATATTATAAGCAGTATCAAAGTACATAAGTCTTGCTTCCAAGGGCAAGATAAATGCATTAATTGCTCTGTAATATTTAGTGTAAGCCATAGCTGCAGCTTCTTCATAAGTAGTGTCTTTAAAATCATCAAAAGTTTTAAATGATTCAATGTTGTGATTATAAGCAATACCCCAAAGAGTCCAACCTCCAGAATCTCCAGGTACATTGTGTAACTTTCCTCCTGCTTTTGGATTAGTTACTCCTTCCCAAATTAAAGTTCTATTAAAAATATACTCTTTAAAGTATTCAAACTCTTTTTCTACTGTTGGAGTTGCTTTTGCTAATCTTAAGTAGTCTCCTATGGTTAGTTTATTTGACATTATCTTGTCTTTGTTGCTATAATAGTTAATACCTCACTTAATCCATCTGAATAAACAATATCAATTCTTTTATTAATTTGTTGAGCACCTGTTACTTGTTGAGGAATTTTACTATTGCTATATGTAATATTTAATTCTCCTCTTTCACTATCATAACTACTAGTAGTACATCCACAGTAAGGTCTAACCTTATCTATTGTAGGCATACCAGGTAAAGATATAAAAGTTACTTTTTTAGGGGCTCCTGCTTTTATAACTCCTAAGTTAATTACTGGGTTTTTCCAATGACTCATTATTTTACTTTTTTATGGGTTATTCTTAATTCAAACTCTCTTGGTTTAGAAGAGTTTAAGTATTTAAACTCAATCTTATACTCTCTTTTATAAATAAACCAATCTGTTTTATTTAACATAGCTGGATAGCATTTTCCATGGCAAGATCTGTCTGCCATTTGTAGTGCAGGAGTTGCACAGCCACACTGAATACACTCTCCATTACCATAACAAATTTTATTCATTACAAATAATCTATAATTAATTTGCTCAAAGATATGCAAAGGCAATATCCAATTAAACCATTTACTAAAGAACAGTTGTTCTCTAATGTGCCCTTGAATAAAGGCACAAACATTGCTAAAAGTTATTTTTGCTTTCATTTTTTAGTTTTGTTTAAGAATTTCTCTAACTGCTCTTTCTTTTTAAAGTAAACACTAGGAGAAACTTTGTGATTTTTAAATAAATTTTCAAGATTCTTTAAGATACCTTTTACTCTTTTAGGATAAGCTATAAAAGTACCAAAAAATTTTAATCTAATAGTAGGTAACTCTCCTGATTCAATCCCTTTTCTTACTTCTATAAAAGGAGCAGAACAAATTTCATTACATTTCTGTAGTGTGAGACTTGGATACTGTTCTTGTATAGACTCAAAGTACTCTTGAATTAATTCAGGATGGGTTAATTTCATTACTCTTGTACTATTTTAAACTGATAGTTCTGTTGTTTTTCTTCAGGCAATAAGATAGCAGCTATCTGTATAATTCCTGACAGGTCTTCCTTAATTGCACCTTTACTCCTAAGAGAAGTAAGATGATTAGACAGGCCTCCATCTGACATAGTCAGCATTTTCTTTACTTCTTTTCTGAATGTTGTACCAAATTTATCTTTTTCTGCAAGATCACCTTTAAATGACATGAATGTACCAAGAACTTCTCTTTCTTTTGGTGTCAGTTCTATCGGTAAAAAAGGGTTGATAATGCTTAAATGATAAATATAATATTGGGCATCTTTTAACCCAACAATTCCCTTTTGAATTATCTTCATATAATGGTTTTTAAATTACAGTATAACTGGAGGGACTCCTCCTGAGCAAGTTTGTACTAAAATTAGTGGAGGTACACTAACTACAAAAGAATCTTTTTGTCCACAATAGTTTGAAAGAGCATCTTCTACAGCAGAAGTAATTGAAACAGGTACTCCATCACAGTCAATATAGTCAATAGTAACTACATCTAATGGTGGATAAGCTTCTAAATTCCAAAAGTATTCAGTACACATCTTATAAGTAAGATCGCAATTAGTTCCTGCAGTAATAACTCCTCCTGTTACAACAATATCAGGACTGTTTGCACATATCTCATAATTAGGTCCCCAATTATCTACAGTTTCTGTAAGTGTGTGAGAGATATTAAAGCAATCTGTATAAGTAATTGTCATAACCTCAATACTAGGATCATCAACTATTACACCACTTAGGTCCCAATTGTATACAATACAAGGTTGTCCTCCAGGTACATCTCTAACATCTCCTCCTACAAAAACAAACATCTCTCCTAAAGGGACAGGAAGACCTGTATCTGGATCTACAATTTGTACAACATAGTCTCCTTCATCTGGGTATTTTAATTCGGCTTCTTTTTTCCAAGTGTCCCTAAGATCTTCCCAAGTCCTTTCATCGTAGTTTTCTATATCAATTGTAGGATTTAATGGATAGTCTTGCCTTTCTATCAAAATCTCTCCAATGTACTTAGCTTGTGCTCTAATTACATAACTTAACCTTAAACTTCTTCCACTTTGTGTAAACTGTGTTGCAGGTGGAATAGCTTCTGCAATAAAAGTTGGAATAATACCATCTGCCATAACTTTATTATTTAAGTTGTTTTAATCTTATTACCTCATTAGTTTGATCATTATCAATGATATCATCTTTAGTTAAGACTCCTATCATAAAATACCTATACACATAAGCATG